CCCATTGTTTAAAAAATTAGCTGATTTAGTTTCTATGTCTAAAATTTTATACTGTGTAGCAGGAGAAGGGTTTGTGCTATTTTTTAAATATAAATACGACCCAGCAGATATTTTATCAACATCTGATTGATTTATTAAAAACCATTTAAAGTCTCCATCTGTAAAATAAGTTAATGGAAATACATTATAATAATCTTGTTTATTTTGTTTAATTACAAAACGATAAGATGTAGCAAAACAAGGAGGTTTGTAACTTTTGTCAATAGTAACACGTATATTATTAGCTACATTAGAATTACTAGCAGGTATAAAAATAGTATTACTAGTGGCAGGTAAATTGTTTCCTTTGGGAACTATTACTGTTGTACTACGACCATAATCATCTAAATAAACAATTCCAATCTCGTAATCTCTATTACTTTTAAATGTAGGCTTAGGATTACTATTTGTTATAGATTGTGTTGTTAATGATAAACTAAATACCGGAGATATAGGATTATTTTGACAATCAACTAAATTAAAAAACTGAGTATAATTACCATATATTAATCTATTACCAATCAACTCTTGCGCTTTAGCACGTAATGGTACATTATCAAAAAGTCTATTTACTTGATTTGGGTCTAATAATGTAAATACTTTGTTATTTTTAAATTGATATGTTTGTGCTTGAACGCTAGATAAATTCCTAGTTTCTATATTATCAATAACATATGTATTTACACTAGATGTATCTCTAAATATTAGTTGTACTTCTTTTACATTATCTCCTCCTCTTAAATAAGTAATTGTTACAGTATCATATATATTAACCATAGATATATTTTCACCTACGCCATAGTCATATGAAAATTGTTTAGGAAGAAATGCAACAGCTGAAAATGGAGCTAGTGCACTATATTCATCATCAATATATTTATATCTATATGAAAAATATAAAAATTTATTTTCTAAATTATTGGAATCACCTGTATTAGATAATGCTATTGTTGGCGAATTTAAAGGAGGGGCAACAATTACATTGATATCATTTTCATCAAATCCATCTACTAGGTAATTCTTTGATCTTTCGATATTTATCCTTCTAGGTGGATTGTAATTATCAGTCCAAAATATTAGACCATTAATAAAATTTATACCTGTTATATAAAATAATTTACTAAAATTAAGGATAGATGAAGTTGTAGGTGTTTTTGTAGCTTTTAATACAATTTGAGTTGTATTAATATCTTCATTGTATTCATAAATTGCATCAGCAAAATCAGATGTAACAAACCAATATATTTTATTTTCAGCGGCTACAGAAATAGAACCAATACAGATAGCATTAGTTAATCCCAAGTTTGAGTTTATAATTATATTGCCTAAATAATTCTGAACAGAACCATTGTTCTCTCCATCTGCAGTATTAAAATACCCATCAGAATCATTAACAATAATATTTAAAGCATCACGATATTGTCCATCGGGTAAAAAATGAGGATCTAAATCCTTGTTCATTATACCTTGCAGGAAGTTCCTTTGTAACTCAGCCATTTATTTTATCCACTTAGATTGGCCTCTCATGTTCATTAACAAGCGACCAGGATGTAAATTACTTAATCTTATTTTAGCGTTTCTCCAATTGGAGGTTTTCTCTTTACGTGCTCTATTAATTACGTACTCAGGCTGATTAGCCTTTGTATTTAAAATCGCCCATTTAATGTACGAATAAATAAATTCTTCTGCTAATTTTGGCACAGGAATTTCTTCATCTGTTAGTCCATATAAGCCATCAGATATGTATTCCAATACAACAGACTGACGATGAACGCCTGTACTGAAGTTAATTACACCTGCAGTTTTATCAATAGTAAATGTAGGGTTAGCTGTAGCAGCTTCAGTATTTAGACCATAGTATTGACCACCAGGATAGTTAAAATACCACAAGCCATCTAAGTACCATCCCCACTGATCATTGTACTCGCAGTAGCATTGGTTTAATCCAATAAGGCGAGATTCGTCTAATTTAGATGTACCAATTAGCGCTTCTCCATCCTCATCAAAAAGGATGTTGTAATATTGGTCTTGCAAGAATTCAGTAGAAGAATTAGCCTGCAAGTTCTCAGTCATAGGATAAAGTACACCTCCGCAAAACAAAGAAATACGAACCCAGTTCACATAGTCAGGAGGCAACACAAATTTTAAATTGTCACCAACCTCTAGTTGCAAGTTATTTATAACTCTATTGCCATCATACTGTAACTCCTGTACTGCACGCTTTGCGTGAAATAAAATCTTGTAACGATTTATATTATTTAATAAATCCCCATCGTCCATGTACATTAATTGGAAGTTATTAACAACTTCTTTTAATGTAACATTTTGATATGTCCCCCAATTTGAATCTGTAGGGTTCACCCCGTCATTGGTGTAATATTCTTCTTGAGTCATTATTGTGCCATTTGATCCATGTAAACTTCTTGTTGTTTAGCAGCAGATACTACTTCTTGCTCTCTGATACTTGTACCAGCATATTCGCAAATTTTAACAACTAATTTTGGAAAGTCTGAAGTTGTTAATTCAAAATCTTGATAGTCATTAGCCGACTGATTAAATAATGGGCTACCATTAACTACTGTATATGTCCATTTTGGATCGTAAGGGAATCTAACATAATACGTTTCAACGCCACTTGTAATACTTAATGGGTATACTGTTAAGCTATCTCCTTGCATAACATATGCAGGATACAATGCATTTGGTGCCGTTAAGTTAGATTGTAACAATTTATAGACGTTTCTCTGGTCCACATGTTCAATCTCTTTTTGATTATAATATAACGCATTAAGCAAAAACCATCCAGTAGGCATAGCAAATGTTTGCGATGTTGAATTATAAACTAAGTTTACATTCTTAGAAAAATAATCAATCGTCTGATCCATCTGTTTTGTGATATCTGAATATCCAGAAGACTCCATTCCCTTAAAATCCTCTAGCTTAGAGTTTTTAAAGTCCACGAAGTATTGATTGAAGATTTCTAACTGAGCTTGCTTTGCAAACGAGTTGAATTCCTCAGGAGTTACATATCCATTATTATCCTTGTTAAGAATGGACATCACAGTGTTGCGAACAGAATTTATCATGATGACAAAGATATAAAAAAAGGAGGACTTTTGTCCTCCCTTAATATTACTTCAATTTTTTCTCGATCATTTTATACAACTCGAGTCCATCATCACTTTGTAGATATGACATAAGTAATTTAACCGGATCCTCACCAAATGGGATACCCATTAATTTTTTCTTATTCTCTGTAAAGTTAAAGTATATGTCTCTGTTATTATTTTTAATTAAAAACAATCCTTCTTGTAAAGCTTTAGCAGCAATATTACGTAAACGCAATTCAGGATCATCTAGGATGTCTAAGAATTCTTTTGCATTGTTACGAGCGTATAATAGAATGTCTCTATTTAATTCTTCGCTAGATAATTTATCTACACGAGCACCAAGTAGAATACGACCAATAGCTTCTTTAGTAGCTAAGTCTAAGTTACGAGCTGCATTCAATGCATCCATTTGAACGTAAATCCAATCGATTTGCTCAGATGCATCTTTCTTAGTATCTACTTCTTCGTACAATACGCCATTTTCTGGGTGAAGTGCTAAGAACTTTTGTAATACTTGATTATTTCTTGGTACAGTAAGTAACCCATCTTCAAAGATAATTGGCTCTAAGATAGCGTTGCCATCTTGCTCATCTTGGAATGGGGACTTCTGATTTGTTGCGTAACGCAAAGGACGATTCTGTCCTGTTTGTTCATCGAAATATAATAGTGGTTTACGAGAAGTATTTCTCGAAGCCAACATTAAGGACATAGGGAATGTTTTTCTTTTAAGGACATACATCTTGTCCTCGATAGTTATTTTTGACATTTGATTATAATTTAAGTTTTAAAAAATAAATAAGGGGAGGATTGCTCCTCCCCAATATTTTACTATGCTTCGAACAAGAAGAAGTTATTCGCACCAAGTGTACATAAAGCACGCTCAGATAAGAAGTTAACCTCCATTGCATCTAGGTCGCTAGTTTGAG